ATTAGCGTAGTTTCCTAGCTGCTCATAAAGCCCTGTCGGTCCCTTTCCATTATTGTCAAACATGCCAGTATCTTTGTTCCATGTACTATTTTTATTCGTTAGATACTTAGAAGCTCCTGACCAAGGGGTTGCTGTGGTTGATGATGTTGTGTTTGCTGATGGCGATGGTGGTGAGCCATAAAACCTTGGGCAAAAATAGGTAAAGAAAAAAGCAGTCAGGTTATTTATTTTAAACATGTGAAGCCTCTATAGTTTGATAGGTGACGCTATTTTCTGAGTCATAGCCGAGTTTCTTGAGTGCCGGTAGCCAACCCTTGCGAGTAAGTGCAAAAGTTGCGCGCCTATATCCTGTAAGTTTTACGAGTTCTTCAATGATCTTGAAGAAGTTATATAGATAATCTGGATCGGTACTAGCGTTGTGAATGAGTGCAATTAGAAGTCCATGCCCATCTGCACAATCAACCGTCTTGACGGTAAAAAATCCAGCGTAAGCGCCCTCTATGTTGGCAACAAGAAGTTTTGATTGCTTGATTTTTATTTCGTGGAATATATGCTCTGGATAGTCCAACATGTCTGGACATTTAGCGCGCATGGCATTGATGCCGATTCGAATCTCAGGCCATATATCATATAGCTCAAGATCGCTAGTGACTTCGTGTACTGCTAGGTTTCCGTGTTCAATTGCCATTGCGTCTCCCGACATGATAGCGTTGATACATTATAACATATCATCAACCGAGTAACTTCCAGAGTGTACCGTTGTAATAGTATATTCCTGCACCGCTTCCGGGATTCCATGTGACTCCATCAGCATATCGAATATCACCATCACGCAACTTAGCCGGTGCTGCGTAAACCTTGTCCAAATGCCCTGCTGCAAGCGCATTAATAGCCGACTGTATCGCCATTAATTCATTAGCGATGTACTGCGTTAGATACTGACTATCAGTGGGTATCGGTGCTGGAGCGTAGAATACTGAATTGCTATTGAGTGGCTGCATTAGCGATACCTATTAATAAGTTGATCTAAAGGTATGTCGCTTAACAATCCCCCTGCCAATGGGTAGGTATCACGCCTTTGTTGCATGTCCATATTCATGCGGTCTTGTGTAGCTCTGGCTTGGGCTTCGCCTGTTAAGCGCTGATATGCTTGCATCGGAGTTACTGAGGTAGATTTTTCTAATAACTCATCTTCTTTTATTTTTAATTCTTTCCATTTTTCATAGGCATTAAGTTTTTCTTGAGGAACATGCCAGCCACTATTTATTTGATTTGATAAGTTGTATGGGTCAATGTCTAACTTATTTGTTTCTTCACGAATTTTATTAATTTCATCCATGTATGGAATTGGAGGATTATCAGGGCTACCGCCTCTCGCCCATCCTTCTTGATTTTGTATAGCGTGCTGTAATTCATGCAATGAAACCGACTTACCTTGATTCATAGCCTCATGACCAAATGTAATAACTTTATCTTTTGGATCAAAAGATGCGCCTCTGTATTGCTCGCTTGGGTAATGCAAGGCCGACAGACTTTCTAAATCTGGGTATTCTTTTTGCAAATTATTATGATTCAATGCGTCAAATATTGGCATTTCTTGTGCGCCATAAGCATCTAAAGGCGCATTATTTAAATTAAACTTAGCACCACTATCATCAATTTCACTAAACAGCTTCCCATCAGGCATACGTCCTATTAGATGATCTTTCCATACTTGGGCAGGGTCTGCGCCATTATCGAGTAACTTAGTTGCTGTATTGGCGGCTTCGTGATTCCAGCCAGCCGACTTCGGGCCGGTAAACATCAACCCCATCGGTGCGTTCATAGCCATCTCCATACTCCTTTCACCCATCTTATGCGGTGAATGAAAGTCCTCATTACTGGGGATATGCTGAGATATGTTATTGATTAGCCCATTACCAAATTTCTGAGCATTAGGATAATTATCCATTAGCCCTGCATAGTCGCTCATCGCTGAATCTTTCTGTTGAGATAACCAGTCTAATAATCCAGCCATTACCATCCTCCCATTGGGTTTACGTCTATATCGTAGGAGTCCAGTCTCCACTGATACGCAGTTCCAGTCATAAAGCGAATAGCAATATAACGGCCTGATACTAGGCAATCATTAGCAATCGTACTACCTATGGTATGGGTCATCACTGGACCCCATGCAGGTTCAAGGAACGGATCAGTCTGACTGCCTATTTGAATTAACACCGTTTGCCCAGTGTTACCTACTATGCGCGGTCTAATACCTCTGATTAACTTTAATGTCTCTGAGGCATCAAATGACAATCCTCTACGCTCAAGATAAGCACTTGGTATTACGCCATCAAATGAGGCTGAAGCATCTAACATATAGAGTTTGGTGTTATTGCTACCCATGATGACTCTTGCCGCTGTCGGCACAAAGTCTGGTCCATTCCATTTGGTTAAATCTGAATCCCAAGGTGCAGAGTCTTGCGCCCAGTTACCGATTAAGCCGTTATCAACCGGACCATAGGTAGCATGATTAACATTCGGCATGTCTCTGGCTGATACGGTCTTATCTACATAGTTATAGATGATCGCCTTATCACAACTGCTCGAACCAATCTGCGGATAACATATATAGACTTCGTTAAAGAATGGATTAGCAAAAACAAACGCTTTCTGATAATTATCAACGTCAATAGACTGAAATAACGAACGTCTGGTAGCTTTATCCAATATGGATGTTGCAGAATTACCGTCATGAATAATGATGTCATTTTGCGTCAATACCACATGATAGCCGTCAATATCGGCGATACAATTACGATTCATCGCACCGGACTTACCCAGCACTTTACTGAACTTAAAGATGTAATTGCCACCGATGAAGTCCATACGCCAGCAACTATTCTCTTTATAGATCATAAAGGAGTCGCGCAGTTGCATACCGTCAATGATCGGATCGTAACCCTCGGCAAGATCAGCTTCACCGGCCTGCTTGGTTGCATCAGCCTCGTTCCAACTTGATGGTAAGCCACCGGGATCAGCAGGATGTGACCACTTCACCATGAACGGGTAATTTGTCGATCCCTTGGTGATATTAAGAGCGATTAGGTAGTTCTTAAACGCCTTGATTGACTTACAGTAAGTAGACGCTGGCCAGTTCGTTAAATCTACAAACTTATTAGCCGTGTTGAGGCTCCAAGCCATAGGCACGGTCAACGTGTCACCTGCATTGAAGATAGGAACACCGGATAATAAGGTGCTTGTCCACTGATTCACTACACCACTTCGCGCGGTCAAATGCGTTATGTCATAGTGTACTGCTACACCCCCAACTATACTGACAGCAAACTGTTTTCCTGCGGTGGCATACACCCAGTATCGATTGCCAGCAACATTACAGGGAATAACATGCTGAGGTGCAAAGCTAGGCGAGTTATAAACCTCACCATGCCCTAAGAACTGATACGCATAGCCATCTAAAAACCTAACATTCTGGCAGTCAGACCATGCGTTAATCGGTAACTCAGCTTGCGATAAGTCTTGATTAAGACCTATCTGTCCAGTTCCTTTTACCTTAACTAAAGGCATTTATATAGCCTTGCCTATCAATATTTGAGCTTTTCTACCTGCCGCCAAATAGGGTGCAGGGGGCGTTAAAGCTGGCTCAACATTAGTTGCTGATAAATAATCAAGAGTTTGGCTCATCGAATCCAATGCAAGATTAACTTCAGTTACCCTAATATCTTGAAAACGAGTCCAAAAAACTTTAACTATAGGATCAGTTGAGTTTTGTATATAGGCTTGTTCCTGTGGGTAGAACAACATCATAAACTGTACAGCCGTTACTATCGGAGGCACAGGCACAGGTGCTGGAGGGACAGGAGGAGGTGGAGGCGCACTCCATTTCTTAGTTGTTTCATTGTACAACCATCCGTTTTCAACATCTGCTGGAACAACAATAAATTCAGCCGCAACAGTTGGATAGTAAATGGTAGTTGGATCAGTAGTTGTTACGTCAACCGCAACATCATTAACATTTCTAGCGTAATTTGTCATTTTTTATATTCCTATAATATAGTGTTAGTGCGGTTTAATAGCCTTCAGTCCAGTAGAGAATAACTGCGCCAGCACCGCCAGAGGCTTTACATCCACCGCCTCCACCGCCTATGCCTCCGTTTCCAGTTCCAGTAACCGATCCTGTAGCGCCACCGCCACCACCAAAGCCACCTTTTCCTCCACCGTAAGTGCTAACAGCGCCACCGCCTCCACCACCGAAACCACCGTTACCGCCATTACCACCAGTTCCACCGCCACCGCCTCCACCATTGCCACCATTGCCACCATATGAAGCGCCACCTCCACCACCTAAAGTTTTAGAGATTAACTGTAAGAATACTGAAGAAGTGTTGAGATTTATAGGCGCATTATAATTTGTCCCTCCAATTGTATCTCCACCTAAACTGGTGATACCTGCTCCACCATCTTTACCAGACCCAGAATTTAAAGTTCCGCCACCAGCATTTGCAGCACCACCGCCGCCGCCACAACCGCCATTGTTTTGACCGTTATTTATAGTTGAATTGGTAGCATGACCACCATGCCCTAAACCTAAACCACCACCACCGCCACCTTCTGAGTATCCATCGCCGCCATTACCACCATTACCGTAAAATGAACCAGCAGCTCCACCGCCGCCTCCAGTAGTTACACCAGCAGCTCCCCCAGTTCCACCTGTAGCGGTTAAAAATCCTCTTAAATTAGTTACACCAGCGCCAACTCCTCCAACACCTGCTGTTGTAGTAACTGCATTTGTTCCACCTGTAGCGCTTAACAATGTACCAAACGATGATGTACCACCTTGTGCAGCAACTGTAATTGTTGGCAGTGCTTGACCAGGAGTTACATCAACAATACCAAAAACAAAGCCACCGCCTCCTCCACCTGCGTTTGTTTGCGCTGCTCCACCGTTTCCACCGCCGCCAAATACAGCAACGCCTATCTAAAATACGTTTTGTGGTACAACTTCTGAACTTGTAGTAGATGTAATTAATTTAAATTGTTGCCATGATGACGGTGCTACTCTTACAAAACTGTTTGGTGGCAATGGAAAGCCATATCCTCCTTTATTCATTTTTAATACCCCTCTGTCCAATAAAGAATAACTGCTCCAGTTCCACCGACACCTGTCAAAGTGCCATTTGATCCACCACCACCACCGCCAGCATATCCTCCTCTACCAGCATTACCAGGAGAACCACTTGCTCCAGCGCCACCGCCTCCACCACCGCCAAAACCACCGTTACCGCTACGAGTATTTGTAATCGTAGCACTACCGCCACCGCCACCACCAAAACCACCTTGTCCACCTATAGTATCTCCAGCAGTGCCACCACCGCCTCCACCTCCACCTCCAACTGATCCATTTCCGACGTAAGTTGCAGTACCAGCGGTAACACTTCCAGCGCCACCGCCTCCAGCTAAAGTTTTATTAATTAGTTGTATAAATGGATTATCTTGATTACTGTTTGTTCCATTTCTTGTTGTTGTTGTTGATGGGTTTCCTCCAGTTCCCGAATAACCATTTCCACCATTTGATTGATATCCTGATGATAAGGTTCCACCTCCACCAAAACCAAGAGCTGAACCTCCAGAACCACCACCTCCACAACCACCATTGTTTTGACCAACAGAACCGTTACCACCATGCCCTAAACCTAAACCACCACCACCATTAACACCACCATCACCACCTGTTCCATAGAAAGAACCAGCAGCAGCTCCGCCACCGCAATAATTTACACCAGAACCAGCACCACCAGTTCCACCGCTTGCTGTCATAAATCCACGCAATGATGAAGAACCTGAACCAGTACCACCAGCGCCACCACTTGCTGTTGTAGCACTTACTCCGCCTGTTGCAGATAATAAAGTTCCAAATGATGATGTCCCAGAAATAGCTCCAATAGTTATTGTTGGTAATACTTGTCCGGGAATAACGTCCACTATTCCAAAGGCAAATCCACCGCCACCGCCTCCACCATAACTACTTGTAGCGCCACTTCCGCCACCTCCAAAAACCGCTACTCCCATTTGGAATACGTTTTGTGGAACAATTTCAGTTGATGTTGTTGCAGTAATTAATTTATATTGCGTCCATTTTGATGGAGCAATGCGAGAAGAACCATTAGGAGGCAATGGATAACCATAGTTGCCTTTGTTCATTAGAAGTTACCGCCATAAGCGATTACCTTTACACCAGTTTGAGCAATAGTGGTTGTTGCTCTTAATGAATAACCAGTCGGTATAATCATCGGCATAACATTTGGCGAATTGTTAGTTGATGTTATTGCGTTAAATGCAACAGCAGTTGTGCTTGATGTGACAGCATTAATTGGTATTTGTTGACACAAATGATAGGTTGTTCCATCGTAAATAAATAAATTAACAATACCTGCCACTGTGTTTGCTACACCTTGAATATCAATAAAATCAATACGAGTGCCATTCGAACCAGCCGTTAAAACTGTTCCGACTGTTGTAGGAGCAGTCAATGAAGTATCTGCGGTTGTTAGTAGTGCCGCTCCAAATACGGGAGTTGAGGCATATTGTGCTGTAGTTGACATATTAAATTATCCCTTGAGCCATTAATAAATAAGATGGAATAACAAGCTCTGCCCAACTTGCATTAGTGCCATCAGTTGTGACAAACTTTCCTGCGTTTCCTGCTTGTGCGGGTAGTGCTGCGTTAAATGCTGTTGCAGTAACAAAAGCGCAGGTTGCTATTTGATTCGTACTTGTACCAGTTGATGCAGTTGTCGACGTTGGTGTTCCAGTTAATGCAGGAGAAGCTAAAGGAGCTAATAAGTCTGCTGTATTTTTTACAAATTCTGTTGTTGCAAGGTTTGTTGTATTATCACCAACAGTTCTTGTTAAACCAACAGCTTCATTTAATGTTGTTTTACCAGTTACACCAAGCGTACCTGTCACCAACTCATTACCATCAACAGTAAAGTTACCTGTTAACTTTTGATTACCTGTCTTGCTTAAAAACTCCGATCCACCTAACGTAACAAAATTAGTTCCGTCGTACATTAACAACATTGGATAACCAGCTACAATGTCACCAGCCGTAGGATCAGCACCAGCCATCGTTTTGATTGATTTAACACCTAAACCAGACACATTGACGGTTAATGCACCTGTATTGGTTACTGCTGCTTTATATAGCAAGCACAACATAGGCGTGTAGCCAATTAGAGCAGTGCTAGGCGTTAATATGTGACCTGTTGCTGTACCTGTATCGGTTGCAGTCACTAAAATAGCGCCAGTAAAGCCATTAAGCGTTTCTTTTAATACTGTCTTAAGTAGTCTTAAATGATCGTCGCCTTGACTCTTTGGGTCGGTTGAAGTCGGTGAAGTAATAACCAGATCATTAATATAGTTACCTGTTTCGAGTGCCATTATTTACCCCTGCTTCATCGTCATGGTGGCTGATTGCCCCCAGTTTTGTAGATTAATGCGCTCAACATCAGCGCCGTATAGACTTTCCATGCCGGCTATAATTTCATTATCACGCGTGTATTGCCCTGCGTAGATTAAGCAGCAATGGAGGTACGCATCAGGATAATTAGTTAAAATATCATTGGTTGTGTTGGTATCAGATAAGCCCGTTATCGCTGCCAGATACTCTAACGTTAATGAATAGTTGCCATTGGGTGTTGGACCTAACAGTAAGTTACTACCTCTGATCGAGTAACTTCTTGGCATTGAGGAGGTATAACTACCCCATCTTTGCACTAATAACTCAGGTGGCATAGCGTCTAAGACAATGGTGACACCACCGGATATCATAGACAGCGCCCTTGCTTTAATGAAATCACTGGGTAACGCCAGCGTATTCGTGCCTGATGTTGTGGTAAGGGTGGTCACTTTGTCTAATTGCCGTGTATCCAGATCAAGCTGCATTCTGGCTTCAGCAAGCCTGATAAAGTCAGGAATAACAGCTGTTAAATCACTACGGTGTAGCCATGTGCCGATTGCTGTTGATAAGTCTGAATAGTTAGCAATAGCCATTAGACAGCCCCTTTCCAGACACGAAAGCCCTCTAGTGACTTATCGTTAAGCATGGCTTTAATATGCTCTTTATCACGCAAGAACTCTTGGAAAGTTAAGCCGACACGGTTCATGTAAGCCTCAATAACCACCATCGGTATAGTAGCGGCATGTTTCATGTCCTTCGAGCCTACATCACCCACTTCTACCTTGTCTTTAACAGACTGCAATATAGGCTGAACGTCTTGCATGGACTTGACGACCATCAAGTCATCTTGCACGCTTAAGTGAGACAACATTACAAATCTTCCAGTGGCATAACGTTACAGATACCAGCACCTGCTTGCTGTATCGCAGCGATCGTAGTGTTGCCTGACACCTTCAACATTAAATGGTCAGTAGGAATCATTAAAATATCGTTACCGGTTGCCACTACGCCAGCAGGACCGATTTTCACAAAACAGTTAGCAGTTACGCAGATACGTATATATTTTGGCTTTGTGCCACTGGCTGTATTTGGAATAGTAGCATTGGTGCTTGTGCCGGATGTCGTTAAGCTGACACCTGTGGCTTGAATTTGGATTGCATCATCAATCATCTAGTGTCTCCCGACAGTAGGTTGAGTGGGTTGTTATACCCACTCAGGTTAAGTCTTAAGACAAGTCTTTTACAGCAGCAGAAGCCTTCTCTTGACGTGCTTCTAGTGTGTATTCAACTGTGATAAGTTTCTTTTCTGCGTCACCTGTTTTAGCCAGATCAACAGTGTCAAACGAACGCAATGTTGCCAATGCCCATTTTTCAGTTTCCAAGATAAACGCAGTACGAGTCCGTTGAAAACGGTTAGGAACCACTTGCAGCGTACCAAAGTCACTGATATAAACATCAACAGCCGCAGTCACAGACTTATCTTCAGCTTTATCAAAACGGGTTGAACCGCCAGTGAAAGTCGAGAAAGTTTGTTTTTGACCAGGCCCTACCATGATTAAATCAGGCTCGCCACCTTGTGCGTACGCTAACTGCAATGCGTTCTTTAACTGAGTCTCAGTGAAGGCACGTTGAGTACCGTCAGTCGGAGCCGCCCATGAACCCATTGTGTATACAGGTGCAACACCTGAAGCGCCTAAGTCTACGTTAGTTGCGATCCAGCCTTCTAAGCCTCTTAACTGACGTGCAGCAGAAGTAGAGCCAGCATGAGTTGCTGAGTTGCCAGCGTTAGAAACTGCGCCAGATACACCGTTAGCAGCAGATAATAAAGCCGCTTCCATGTCTCTTTTCAATTCAGCAGACTTCATGCTTAATTGATAAGACATTTCGTTGTTACGACCGGCTGATTTTACTGCTTGGTTAGTACCTGAGATGACTACGTTTTTAGTAGAAATCTGAGTGTAGTTACCCAAACGGACAGTTGGTGTTACAGAAGCAAATGAAGATACGTCATCGCCCTCGATCTGAGCGTTAGCAGTAACTGCCGCTAAATCTTGAGTTTGCCATTCATGGAAAGTGTTAGTGGCCTTAACCTTTGGAATTGCTGAAAGGAAAGGAGTTTTAGTCGGTGTGATTCGGTAGATAATATCTGCTAAATCTTCTTTAATACCTTTGGTTTGGAACGTCTGGTAGGTTCCTGTTACGATAGCCATGTTATATATTCCTGCTTAAATTAATGTGCCTCTCGGCATGATTACCCGAACAAAGCTGCAAAGGCGCTGGTTGCATCGTCAATTGATCCTGACCTTGCTAAACGCTGCATGGCTTCACTTCGGTTGTTATTGCCTTGACTTGCCACACCCGGTCTTTCAACCCTTGGCGGTAAGTTTTGGACTTGTTTAGCTGCTGCCTTCGATTGTGCCACTAGCTTTTCATATCGCATTGAATTTAACACCAGTGCAATATTAGAGGCTTTGGATTGATTCAAGTTTTGTAGTTCGTCACGGGTGTAGCCCTTACCAGTCAAGTATTTGATTAGCTCTTGCTCTTCCGCTTGCCTTACGTCCTGATTCTTCCATTCTGGGATAATCTCTAGCATTTTTGCGCCCTCTGTCTCCAGATGCGCTGCCATGCTTTGCTGCTGTTGGGCTTGGTTTTGCTCGTTTAGGTACGCTTGCGCGGCCTGTGCCTTACTAAACTCTGCCTGACGTGCAGCAAATAGTTCTTTTTGCCTCAAATACTCATGCGGATTGTTTTCCAGTAGGTTAGCCCAGTCAGGTTGCCCCTCTTGCGCCCACTGATTCGCTGTCTGCATAAAGTGGTTGATAGCGTTTTGCAATTGCGCTTGTTGCTGAGTCGTCGCAGCTTTCTGTTGCTCAACCTCACGTCGTAAGTTAGCGGCCTCTTCAAACTTCTGGTTTGATGCCTCTCCCTTTTGATAGTGAGCGATCAACTCGTCACGGCTTACTTGCTTCTCTTCGCCATTGATTTTGACGGTAAAATTATCAACTGACTGTACAGGCTCAACCTCTTGTCCGGCAGGAATGTCGGAGGAAGCAGCGTCTATCCCATCACTTGAGTGATCTTCTTGCGCCAAAAATGCAGATAACAATGCTGCATCATCACTACCGGAGTTATCCGATTCCTGTTGTACTTCTGCGCCCTCATATTGGGTAGCTTCTGGTTCCATAATTAAAATATCCTCTTAAGGAAAATAACGCTTCTCAGCGTGGATGAGGGTGTCTCCCGACATGCCTCGGTTACTATTTAAAACTAACTACTTTATCCTTGCTGTCTTTATAGCCCGGTGTTCCTGCTTTCACAGCTGGAAATGAATACTTTAAGCGAATAAACTCAGGTGCTTTCTTGTCATTAGTTAGCACTTCAGTAATTCTCAGCGCTGGATTCGCTAACTCAGCCTCCAAGCAAAAGTCTAGTAATGCTGAAAATTCAGCGCTTGGACTGCTTGCGTTCCCTGCTCCAGAACCGTCTGGAAAAACTGTTTCAGGTGTTGCATTGCTTTTAGCTGTCGCCATATCTCTTCTCGCTCTTCTCTCGTTAGTTCTGAATTATTCAGCCAATTATCATAATAAAGGTTGTCCAGGTGCTTGAACGCTTCCTGGAATAGGGGGCTGTTGACCAGCGCCTCCGCTTGCTGCTTGCGGTAAATTAGCTCTTGTGTAGAGTCCATTGTTGTTAGCCTGTTGTGCCGTGATTATTTTGTGGTTTATTTCTTCCGTCATTAGCCCGTACTTAGCAGCCAACTCTTCGCGCTTCATCTGAAAATCAGCTTCCAGTTTTTGCTGGTCTTGAGTGATCTTAGCGGTAGTTTTCTGTCTTTCTATCTCCATCATGGCCTTTGCTGTCTCAATTTGAGGATCAGGCTTAGGCTCTGGTGGTGGCTGAGTGGCTGGATCGGTGAAGTATTGCTCAGGGTTACTAAAGCCCAATGTCTCAGCGAGCTTAACACCTGCTTTGTAGACATTATCCGGTTTGACAACACCAGAGGCGGCTGCCTGCTGCATTGCTGAACCTAATGTGTTTAAATTCTGAATAATCTGGTCTTTGTTACCGGTTCCAAGTCCGACATTCACATTCAAGTGAAACTGGTTCTTCCACTCACGCGGATCAATGTCTATCCAGCCGCCTGTGGCCTTGATACGCTCGGCTTTATCCTGATACTTGGATACTAATTCCAATATCTTAATAAATAGGCTCTTAACGCCATTTTCAGCGAAATTACGGGCTATCAACTCAATCCGCATATCAGCACGATTAGTAACGATATTCATGCC